GTCATGAATACGGCGTTGTCACCCCACTGTCCTGCGGTGTTTTGCTGCCATTTGGCGTTACCTTTGAGGCTTAATTCAGCTCCCCCCTCAAAGGCGTAATCCCATGCTCGGTGTTCTCTTCCATTGCCGCGCGATGCACCAAATTGACCACCATTAACAGTCGTGCCAGAACTCAATGCTCGGCCATTAACCTGGACAAATTGATCCAGGGCGGAACGATCAAAATGCTGACCATCTACACGCGCAATATCGAAATGAGCACCATATTCATTAGGCCCTTTAGGACCGATGCCGCCCTGAACATATACCCCTTTTGAAGTGCCGGTCCCGCTACGTGCAGCAGCTTCTTCATTGGCTTGTTCAATGCGTTTTTTACCTACTTCGAGCTCGAATTGGCCAATCTTCTTGCGTAGCTTGTTGATTGATTCTTGAATCTTGAAACGATAATCTTCTACTAACTTTTCACGGCTTTGCATCGTCAGCTGTAATTGTTGCTTAGCGGCTTCAGCATCAAGCTCGCCTTTCTTGCGGGTCACTAAATACCTGTTCAATGCCTCAAGGGCTGTGCGTGATGCACCTTCTTCGCCCTCAATCAGCTTCTTGTTCTTTAAGTCCATTTCACGGATCTTCTGCTGTCCTATAGCTCGGAATAAATCCACTTCCTTACGAGCTACCTCCATACGCTTGTTGAATACTGCATCTTCTTGTTGGCGCTTTAATGCAGCGATCTCTTTGACTAACTTCTTCTCGTTCTTGGCACGTATCTCTGCATCTGCTTTTGCGTTGTTCTCACCTAGCTTGGCTTCTAATTCCGCAATCTCCTTCTTTTGCTGTTTGATCAGGTCCGCTAAACGAATCTGCGCCCTCCTTGCATTTCTACCGGCATGTCCTCCTATTGTTATCTCTCCTACTACCTGCTTATCCAGGTTTTCTTTGAGAGAACTCGTAAGTTCGTCGATCTTACTCTTCAAATCACTTGTTGCTATATCACGAAGACGCTTCTCTAAGGAAGAGAGCCCGCCACTGGCTGCCTTCTCTGCTGTGTCATCCAACAACTTGATTGACTTCTGTAGCTTTTTATCTTCTGCTACACGAGATGCATGTCTCTGGAAAGCAGATACGATCTCGACAAGAGCAACTAATGCCAGCTGGACTGCGATCAACCACAAGTTGGCTTTGATAAAGCCCTTAAATTTACCTGCCAGTGATTTGACACCTACTCCCATCGTTGCAATACTAAGGCCGCTCTTTCTGGCTGTTTTGCCTATCATTACTAGCTGTGCATTTAACTTCGCCATGTCAAAGGCGGCTTTCTTGGATACCGCCCCAGTGGCAACACCCATACTTATGAATGCTTGCGTAGCCCTACCGATAGTCACCATCAGTGTGCCTAGCGCTTTGAGTATCATCCCTATACCTACCTTGACTTTTTGAACCATCGCAAAGAAACCCCTTATCGCAGCAAGTACAATACCCTTGAATAACACTATCTTTGTGATCAAGGTGGCGAATGCTATGACACCTGTAGCTTCTAATAGTTTGAAGGTAACTTGCATACGCACAATCCCTTCAACAATTGGCAGTTTCAGGAAGTTAGCCCACAATCTAATTAGTTCCGCTGAATAGCTTATTGTCCCTCCCAGAAGTGGTGCCACTGCAGCTAACGTGCCTACGAGCGACTCAAACTGAGCAAGGCTCAAATCAACAACAACTGATGCTAATTCAGAAAACGCCTTGGTTAGGTTTGCGATTGAACCTGCCAGAACTCCAAATATGGAACTAAAAGCACCTGATAAGCTATCCATCATTTGGGACAGCTTGGCATTCAAGGCACCTAAAGCCGTATTGATCTGATTAAAAACGGCAACCGAACTTTCCTTTAATTTCTCACCTGTCGCATCCTTAAATAGGTCTTCGTAACTTAAACTATTAAATCCGGCGGCACCTGCTAAGCCTGTCCCAATCGTTGCACCGATCTTTCCTATACGACCACCAATATCTGTTATGGTACTAAGAGATTTGATCAGTACCTGATAAACCAATGTCAACCCATTCAACAAGGGATCGAGGCTCGTTGTACCTATCGCTCTCGTGAATTCTTCCCAGACCTCAACGATGTTGGAAGTTACACCCGCTAGTCCCCGTGCCGCTAGTGCCTGTCCTGCTACTGCAGTCCCCAGTCGTTCCTCCAGAAACTTGGCGACACCCCCTACCTGCGACTTCGCTTTCTGAATATCCTCGCTTTTGATGTTTAAAGCTTTAGCCAAGTAAGAGTCAACACTGATGTTGCCCTGGAGAATCGAAGTGACTTCCTGTCTGGCCTGACGTAATGGGATACCGAAGGTGCCAAGAGCACCAGCGAAGTTAATTGCTAAATCTTCAGCTTGCTTCAGGTTGATCCCAATTTGACCCGCCTGACTGGCTACAACCCCAAAAACCTCTACGACTTGACCTGAGGTGACACCTGCTAGATCCAAGGTGCGACGGCGTATAGATTCAACCCGCTTATCAATAGAACCATTCAGTGCATTGATCTTCTCAAGTGGATCAGTAATCTTCTGACCATTTACGAACACATCATTCGTAGATGCCAGTGTGGTCTTGGTCTTCAGCAGTGTTTCTTCAAAACGAGCCGCTTGGCCAATAGTTTGACTCCAGAATCCTCCGAAACTCCGCTTTAAAACACCAACAGCAGCATTGATACCATAGAAAGCGATTGTGACTTTTGCCGTAACATCTACCAATTTCATCGCAGATCTTGTTGCGGATTCGAAAGATCCTGTAAGGAATACCTTAGGATCTGTATCTTTTGCGAGCCTACCTACTGAATCCCTTACTGCCTCTGTACTCGTATAAACAGTCTTTACAGCTGTCGAGGCTGCCTTACCTGCTGACTTAAATGCGTTGCCATATGCCTTTACGTTTATTACGTTTACTGCTATCTTCCGTGCTCGGGTCGCCTTGTCGGCGATCCTTTGAAGCTGCTCAAATGAACGCTTCGCCTGCGATATATCCGCGTTGACGCTAACTGAATAACCGGCCACTTAATCTCGCCATATTCGATACGCACATTCTAGGTCTGGGTCTCGGGAGGCTTCATTAGTGCCGCATAGACATACATGGGGATTCTCCTTGAGCGAACTAAAGTTGCGAGTATGTGAGACGTGGCTGGATCTGGGCCTAATTCCTCTGAATTTCGAGGCTTCCAGTTGGGATAGGGGAGAAAGTCCTTTGGCTTGGACTCAGGTGGCTTCCTCTTACTGCCTGAAAAAGCATGGGCTGTCTGCAGGACGATACAAGCTAATTGAGCCGAAGTTACAGAATCTACGTTTGCCTTGTACTTCTCCTGATCGTCGATTCGATGGATTATTTGACGAATCAGACCTATCGGTGTGCGAACGAAGCTCTCTGCTGTGAAGTCCGACCCTAATGGAGAGAACCGTACTCGGTAATAAACCTCCTCCCAGTCCGGTGGGGAACTGCGGAGGTATTTATCGGTGATCTCTAGGAGATCGTCTGGGGAGGTAGTAGCGCTTGATCTTCCTCGGGCTTTCCCACTTCAGGCCATCCATCACGTTCCCAAAGAATGAATTGGAATACCTCTTCAAGCAACTTGGTGGGCATCGCCTCAGTGTCATCCATTGACCAATCTGAAAGCTTGTCCCACGATTTCTTTAGCTTGGCCTCTCCTCGGTAGCGCATTACTAAAGTTACGAATTCACACTGTTGTTCTACTGCCCCTACATTGTCACCCTGTAGTTGCTCTAGCTGCTCTGCGTAATCCAAGGCCAGGTTCTCCTTGTCATCGTCACCGATGCTTCCCATCAGATCAATGGCCTCTTTCGTGGTGATCTCCTTGTCCTTGGCTATCTGCTGAGCCAGTTTGATCGATTTAAACGTGGTCTTCGACTGCTTGCGGGTGATCTCTTCGATTCCCTTGGACTCTCCAGGTGTCAGATCCTTGTATATGGGGAAGCGGAACGGACCAATGGAGTGATACTCATTGGGAGTGAAAAGTATGGATGCATACTTGCTCATAAGTGTGCAGGCAACTGAACATTCCAAGCTTTATAGGTCGCTGGAGTGCGCAGTAGTTCCGAAGGTATTTCAATTGACAGCTTAACAGACTTATCCGTTAAGCGCATAGAAGTCCGCTTGATCCCTGCACTTAAATAGAGGGCTCCACACATGAGAGTGCCCTCCTCCTCGTCAAACTCACAATTGACGGCAAATACATTTGCGTCTTGACCTATGAGTAGATCATGCTTCGACACGCGACTCCTGTTTGGGGCTCTATTACAAGACTAAGGGATATTGACGTTTAATCCGCTAATCGTATAAACTAATCGTGGATCGGGGCGGATAGAAGGCACCTTCTGACAGCACGGTGCTTTCTATTTCGACTCACTTTTCCACACAAAGAAAAACCACCCATGGGATATGGGTGGCACAGTGTTCTTTCCGAGCTCGGTTCCTACTGGATACCGCCGTATGGAATCGGAGTGGCATTATCAGAGTCATACAGACCGAAGACTGGCTTGCCTCTGGAGACCAGATCAAAACTTACTTCAGTCAGACCATCGGGGTTGGCAGCCTCCGAATAGTTGGAAACTACGGCGTTGAACCCGCTGTAGTCGTACATGATGAAATCATCACCAGCGGCACTACCAGCTGGATTCTTTGCTCCAAGCTCCTTAAGGAATTCGATGTAGATCTCGTAGTCCTTGTTGTATCGGGACTTTTCGATCAGAGCGAAGCCTTCATCGTATCCACCCCTGAATTCAGGGACAGCGTTACTCCCGAGCTCGGTGTCCTTCAGGAAATAGCCCGTGCAGGAAGCTTGGACGCCTGAACCTGTGATCAGACTGTCATTCCAGCCGTCGTCACCAAGTAGGCGGAAGTCCTGATTACTGTCATTGATCTGGAAATTGACCTGTGTCAATCCCTGCAATTGAATGTAGGCCAGCGCATCAGGAGATGCAGCGTGAGTCTGGGGCAGTGTGATTGCACCTGCGCTGGAACGTGTTGCGAAGTAGCGATTTGGGGGTGTCAGTTCCACAGCACGGACCAGCGTACGGTTCGCCTTGTGGAATGACAGCCCGATGGCATAATCAGCCATGATTAGTCCTCAGGGGATCGGGGGATTGATAACGGATCCGAGAATCCGTATGCTGAGCGCCTCGAATGTGGCGTCAGTGCGGGCCATGTACGTGACAGGGTCCAAGGGAAATGCTCGGGCCAATCTCCTGCTGATATCCAGCAAGGTCGTTGACATCTGCGTTCCCTCAAGGGTGCCGTAGTTCGTAAAACGGACAGTCCATCTCTCGTCGGAGATAACACCGCTATAAGAACCTGGACTTGTGATCTCAGGGACTTCCTCGATCGTGCATTCGATCCCGTTCACAGTCCACTCAGTGGGGACCATGTGGGAACCAACGACGTAGACAGCAGGGATCAAACTGTCATTCGGAAGTGTGTAGCTGCCTGGCCATTCGCTGCTGGCCTTTAAAGAGCCATCAGCTTCAAACAAATCGAGAATGTGAGTCCCGATAGTGGTTCTCAGCCAGGTAATCGGAGGGACAACACCGGAAGTCATAACTTCCTGTCCTCCTTCTTGATCTCCGCTTGGAGTAGTTCACCGAACTTCTTTGAAACCTCCGCTAAAGGAGCTTTCGTCCAGGGCCTGCCAGGAAATGGCTGGCGCGTACGTGTTGAAACGCCGCCCTCGTGGACTTGGGTTGCATATTCGACGGGCCAGGTGAAAGTCACCTCGTCACCGTTGATTTGCCTTGTCTGACTGGCGCGAAGCCTGCCAGTGTCCACGATGTCCCGAACTTCAGGTTCG